GATAGAAAAACAGAAGTTGGTCTCAAAGGTACTATACAAGGTATGTCATTTGAGAAAGATCCAACAAATGGTGTAGGGGGTCCGGTAAAATACTTCTTCCATGAGGAGGCAGGTATTGCACCAAAGATGGATCAAACATATGAGTATATGCGTCCAGCCATGAGATCAGGTATGGTTACTACAGGTATGTTTATTGCAGCAGGATCTGTGGGTGACTTGTCTCAATGTAATCCATTAAGAGATATGATTCTTAATCCTACATCAAAAGATATTTATGCTGTAGAAACAGATCTTATAGATTCAAAAGGTACTGTAAGTTTGTCAGGTTTATTTATTCCTGAACAATGGTCTATGCCACCTCACATTGATGATTTTGGTAATTCACTTGTAGAAGAAGCATTAAAAGCTTTAGATGAACAGTTTGCCAAATGGAAAGATGAGTTGGCCCCAGAAGATTACCAGTTAAGGATTTCTCAGCATCCTAGAAATATTGAAGAAGCATTTGCACACAGGAGTGTATCTGTATTCCCTCCACATTTAGTTGCTGCACAGCAAAGAAGAATAGAAGAGAAAGAATATGCATATGAGTTTTTAGATATTGCTACAGATGAAAATGGTAAAGTTGCTGTAAAACAAAGCAATAAACAACCAATTAAAGAATTCCCAATATCTAAAAAAACAGAAGATAAAACAGGAGTACTTGTTGTATGGGAAAGACCAATTGCTGATCCTACATTTGGACAGTATTATGCTTCTATTGACCCCGTATCAGAAGGTAAAACAACAACATCAGAATCACTCTGTTCTATTTATATTATGAAAGCTCCTGTAGAAGTTACCAAGGTTACAGGTGGTGAAACAGAAACATACATAGAACCAGATAAAATTGTAGCAGCATGGTGCGGTAGATTTGATGATATCAATAAAACTCACCAGAGATTGGAGTTAATCATAGAATGGTATAATGCCTGGACACTTATTGAGAATAACATCTCATTATTTATCCAGTACATGATATCAAGAAAGAAGCAAAGGTATCTTGTTCCTAAGAGTCAGATCATGTTCCTTAAAGATCTTGGTTCTAATGCTAACGTCTTCCAGGAGTATGGTTGGAAAAATACAGGGACTCTATTTAAAGCTCACTTATTAAGTTATGTGATTGAGTACACCAAAGAAGAGTTGGATGTGGAAACTAAACCGGATGGTACAATTGTACGTACAAAATACGGGATTGAAAGGATTCCAGATCCAATGTTACTTAAAGAAATGCAAGAATATGCAGAAGGTGTCAACGTGGATAGACTTGTATCATTTGCAGCATTAGTTGCATTTATGAGAATCCAACAAGCAAATAGAGGTTATGCAAGAAGAGTAGTCATGGATGATGCTGCTAAAAACTTGCAAAAGTCAGAAAATTTGTTTAAATTAAATAAGAGTCCTTTTCGTAATATAGGTAATAATAACTTTAGAAATTCTGGTTTTAAAAAATCAGCATTCAGAAATTTTAAATAAGTACTATGAAAGTAATTAATGCTTTACAAGCAAAAAATGGTGCTAAAGTAGAAAGTAATAGGTTGGGTAGTATTACCCAGCCCCTTCAGTTTATTCCAAAAAAAGATAAGGATGACAAATGGGCTGCATGGAATTTAGACTGGGTTGAATGGCAAGGACTAAAACAACTCCGTAGAAATGCCCGCAGAATAATGAAAAACTACAAACTTGCCAAAGGTATTATTGACAAGTCTGATTATATTGTAGAGGATAACAATGAATACAGAGACATAGTAGAAGTTCTTACAAAAGAAGATATGTCTGCATTAGAACTTAAGTTCTATCCAATTATCCCAAATGTTATTAATGTCTTAGTAGCAGAATTTGCTAAGAGATCAACTAAACTTACATACCGTGCAGTAGATGAGCTTTCATATAATGAAATGCTTGAGCAAAAAAGAAAAATGGTAGAAGACACATTGATGGATGATGCCAGAATGAAAATTGCTTCTGCCCTTATGGATCAAGGTTTAGATCCAGCATCTGAAGAGTTTCAACAAGAGACTTCTCCAGAAAAATTAAAATCCCTTCCAGAAATTGAAATGTTCTTCAGAAAAGATTATAGATCTATGATTGAAGAATGGGCAACTCATCAGCATCAAGTAGATGTTGAAAGATTCAGAATGCATGAGCTAGAGGAAAGAGGTTTCCGTGATATGTTAATCACAGACCGTGAGTTCTGGCACATGAGAATGATGGAAGATGACTATGAAGTAGAATTATGGAATCCAGCAATTACATTCTATCACAAGTCTCCAGATGCAAGATATATTTCTCAAGCTAACTGGGTTGGGAAAACAGATATGATGACTCCATCAGATGTTATTGATAGATATGGTTATTTGATGACAGAAGAACAACTTGCTGCATTAGAAGCTGTATACCCAATCAGATCTGCTGGTTATTCTGTTGGAGGTTACCAAAATGATGGTACATTCTATGATGGAACTAAATCACATGATTGGAATACAAACATGCCATCATTAGCATATAGACAATACACTACTGCAATGGGTGGTGCTGTATTAGAAGGTGGTGACATTATTACTCAGATTTTATCTGAAGGTGAAGATTATTATGATCAAGGAACTGCTTACCTATTACGTGTATCTACAATCTATTGGAAGTCACAAAGAAAAGTGGGACACCTAATTACAGTAAATGATGAAGGTGAAGTAAGTATGGCAATTGTAGATGAAGACTATAAAACTACAGTTAAACCAATTTATGATACAAGATTAGATAAGAATAAAACTAAAGACAATCTTATCTATGGAGAACACATTGACTGGATTTGGATCAATGAAGTTTGGGGTGGTGTAAAAATTGGACCAAACATTCCTTCATTCTGGGGTATGAATAATCCAGGAGGATTTACTCCAATGTATATTGGTGTAGATAGAAATCATATTGGCCCACTTAAATTCCAATTTAAAGGAGACTCAACATTATATGGTTGTAAACTTCCAGTAGAAGGTGCTGTATTCTCAGATAGAAATACTAAGTCTACTGCACTTCTTGATTTAATGAAGCCATATCAGATTGGATACAATATTGTAAACAATCAGATTGCAGATATCTTAGTAGATGAGTTAGGTACAATTATCATGCTTGACCAAAATACTTTACCAAGACACTCATTAGGAGAAGACTGGGGGAAAGGTAACTTGGCTAAAGCATATGTTGCAATGAAGAATTTCAACATGTTACCTCTTGATACATCTATCACAAATACTGAGAATGCATTAAACTTTAATCATTTTCAGAAACTTGACCTTTCTCAAACAGAAAGATTGATGTCAAGAATTAATCTTGCAAATCACTTTAAACAACAAGCATATGAAGTAATTGGTGTTAATCCACAAAGAATGGGACAACAGTTATCTCAGATGACTGCTACAGGTGTAGAACAAGCCGCTGCAGCATCTTATGCACAGACAGAGGTATTCTTTATCCAACACTGTGATTATCTAATGCCTAGAGTTCACCAAATGCGTACAGACCTAGCACAATACTATCACTCAACTAAACCATCTTCAAGATTAAGTTATATCACTTCTGCAGATGAGAAAGTAAATTTTGAGATTAATGGTACAGATCTTTTAATGAGAGACCTTAATATATTCTGTAGTACAACTGCAAACCATAGATCAATTCTTGAGCAATTGAAACAAATGGCAATGAATAATAATACTACAGGAGCTTCTATATATGACTTAGGTAAAATTTACCAATCTGAATCAATTGCTGAACTTAATACTGTTCTTAAAAATACTGAGTTTAAACAACAGCAAGAAAAACAACAAGAACAACAAGCACAGCAACAAATGCAAGAACAACAACTTAAAGCTCAGTCTGATGAAAACAGAATGAAGAGAGAGTATGAAGAAGCACAGAAAGAAAAAGATAGACAAACTGAAATTCTTATTGCAGAAATTAAATCTGCTGGTTATGGTGCTATGCAAGATGTCAATAAGAATGAGATCTCTGATTATCAAGATGCTATGAAAGATATTAGACAAACAGAACAATATCAAGCACAAACTGATCTTCAAAGAGAGAAGGATACAAACAGAATGATTATTGACAGAAACAAGTTAGATCTTGAAAGACAGAAGTTAGCTACCCAAAGAGAAATAGCAGATAAGCAACTAGAAATAGCAAGAGTTAATAAAAATAAATATGATAAAGGTGGTGAAGTGAAAAAGAAAAAGTAGGTTAGCTATATAGTGCTAAAAACTTATTTTACTCTTTTAAATTTCTCAAGTTTATTTATTATATTGAAGTATACCAAAAAACCAACAACATGGAAAAAACCAACAAAAATCCTGATGAAGATCAGGTGCTAGACACTACAACGGTAGGTCAAATAGATGTTAATATTGATGAGATTTTTGGAACACCTGGTGCAGATAGTGTAATGCTACCTACAGAAGGTGAAGAAGAAAAACAAAAGTCTTTATTTTCTAAAGAGAATATAGACACCACGTTCCTTGACAACCCAACGGCTACTCCTCAAGAAAGAGAAGAAGCCCGAGAAAAGAAAGAAGAAGTTGAAGAAGCAATTGCTGAACTTGACAATTTAATTTCTCAAGAAGAAGAAGCTGGTAACAAAGGTAGACCAAAGGTTGATAAATCTGGTTTATATGAGTTAGCATCTAAAATGATTGAGGAAGGAGCTTTAATTCCTTTTGATGATGATAAACCTTTAGAGGATTATACAACAAAAGAATTTAGAGAACTCTTTGAAGCTAACATGGCAGAAAGAGAAAACCAAGTTAAGGAATCTGTACCTCAAGAATTTTTTCAAGCATTACCACAAGAACTTCAGTATGCAGCAAAGTATGTAGCTGATGGTGGTCAAGACATGAAAGGTTTGTTCAGAACACTTGCACAAGTGGAAGAAATGAGACAACTTGATCCTACAGATCAGTATGATCAAGCAGAAATTGCAAGACAGTATCTTCATGCAACAGGTTTTGGTTCACCAGAAGAAATTGAAAATGAGATTCAAGACTGGTTAGACTTAGATAGACTAGAACAAAAAGCTGTTCAATTTAAACCAAAATTGGACAGAATGCAGAATGAGATTATACAAAAACAACTTGCAGAACAAGAAGCAAGAAAACAACAACAATCACAAGCTGCAAAAGCATACCAAGATAATGTATTCAATACTCTTCAAGGAGGAGATCTAGGTGGTATCAAACTTGATAAGAAAACACAGAGTTTACTTTTTTCAGGTTTAGTTCAACCAAACTATCCTTCTATCTCAGGTAAACCTACAAACATGCTTGGACACTTATTAGAAAAGTATCAGTTTGTAGAACCAAGACATGATTTGATTGCTGAAGCTCTTTGGTTACTTGCAGATCCAGATGGTTACAAAAACAAAGTAAGAGATCAGGGATCTAAAAGAGCTGTAGAAGACACAGTAAGAAAATTAAAAACAGAGGAATCTAGAAAACTTGCTTCTAGTCCAGAATATGATGAAGAAGAAAGAAGAACAACTTCTCCAACTAGACAACCTCAAAAAACACTCTCTAGACAAAACAATTTGTTTAAGAGATTTTAATTAGTAACAAATAAATAAATAAATAAAATGGCAACTCCAGTTTTAAACAATGGTATATTTCTACGAGATACCGCGTACAATGCTACGTCACATGTAGACTCTTACCACTTGGTTAACATGTTAAAGGATGCAGAACCAATGGACTTGGGTCCAGTGGACCTTTGGGCTATGGCTCAAAAGGTTGAAATGCCTCTTTACCAAATGTCTAGCTTTGGTGGTAAAAATGTAATTATGGTTGACAATGCTCGTGGGGAGTATAGATGGCAGACACCTGTCTCTACTGACTTACCATACATTGTTGAGGATATTGAACCTACCAATGATTTTAAAGGTATTGAAGGTACAACCTTCCGTATCAAATTGAACAGACGTGAGTTTGGACATGGTGATATCATCACTTATGACAAATACAACGGTGTTGAGATGTACATCACTACAGAAGATATTCTTCCTATGGGTGACGGTTTCATCTATACTGTTCAGTTGGTAAACAATGACAACTACAAATACATTGATAACAAGTATTTGGCTAATGGTACCAAAGTATTCCGTAAAGGTTCTGCAAGAGGTGAGTATGGTGAGAGATTCTCTGACATTACTACAAGAACAGGTTTCCGTGAATTCTACAACTTTGTTGGTGGTGCTGAAGCTCACGTACACTATTCTATCTCTAGCCGTGCTGACTTGATGATCAAAGGTGGAATGAATGCAGATGGTACAGTTCCTGTAACTGAGATCTGGAGAACATTTGACAAAACTATGGATCCATCAATCACTTCTTTGGAAGACATGGTTAAAGTTATGGGTAAAGACAAAGTGAAAAAAGCATTTGATAATGGTGATTTGTCAAGAACATTCTTGACTGCTATGGAATCTGCTCACTTGTCTAAAATTGCTACTGACATTGAAACTTACTTAATGTGGGGACAAGGTGGTAGAGTTCGTCAAGATGGTCCAGATGATCTTAGATTATCTGTGGGTCTTTGGAAACAGTTGGATAACTCTTTCAAAAGAGTATATAACAAAAACAACTTTACCCTTGACTTATTCCGTTCTGAGATCTACAACTTCTTCAATGGTAAAGTTGAATTCCAAGGTCCAGATCCAAAACGTAGCCTAGTTGTACAAACAGGTATGGGTGGTATGAGAATGGTTAATGAAGCAATTCGTGTAGAAGCAATGTCTTCTGGACTTCTTATCCAAGCTTCTGATATTGGTGCAATCACTGGTAAAGGTATGGACTTGAACTTTGGTTTTGCTTACACTTCTTATGTTATCCCATTCTTGGCTAACGTTAAGTTTGTGTTGAACCCAGCATTTGACAACGTTCATACAAATGATATTGAGAACCCAATCATTGATGGTTTCCCATTATCTTCTTATTCATTCATTATCTTTGATATCACTGATAACACTAATGACAATATCTTCTTATTGAAATTGTCTTGGGATAATCAATTGAAATGGTGGTATCAAAACGGTACTATGGACTACATGGGACGTAGCCAAGGCTTCCAGTCTTCTGGTCAGTTCAATGGATACCGTGTAATGATGTCTCAAACAATGCCAGCAATCTGGGTTAAAGACCCTACTAAAGTGTTGAAGATTGTTATGAGAAACCCAATCACTGGTGGATCATTCTAACCAGACACAATAAAGACGGGGAGGAGTCAAACTCCTCCCTTTTTTTTGACTAAATTTAAACCAACAAAAATAAAAACCAACAACAATGGAAAATTTCACAATGGTAGAAACCGGTAACGGAACTGTAAAAAAAACAGCAATTGCAATCCGTCCGTTCTTTGACAATTCAGCTTCTAACATGGGATTAGAAGATTATGGCATGTCTTTATTTGATGGAGTAAAACATCAAGAGCAACTAGCATGTCTAGAAAATAATGGTGTAGTAAGATACCTTACTGGACTAAATGAGTTTGCTCCTGATATTAAACTACTTAAGGGAGAAGATAAAGAAGCCAGAATTAAAAACATTAGAGCAGCTGTAGCTGAACTTGAGCAAGAGTTAGCTGCAAATGTTATTGAAATTGATGACCCACAATTCTGGAATAAAGTAAAATTACTTAAACCAGATAATGCAGAATTCTGGAATAGAATTTATGTAGCTTGTGGTAATGAACCAGTTTTCTTGGATCCAAAAGATCCATATGATAGAATTAAATTACATGCTATTGAGGCAGGAGGATTTTCAATTGTAGCAAAAAGTTTTGATGATGCTAGATCAAGATCTGTTCCACCTAAGTTTTACTTAGATAAAGAAGAAGAAACTGTAATGGCAAGAACTGAATACAAGAAAATGCGTAACAAAGCACTTTCTGAACTTCAGAAATTATTTGACAAAAACAGTACTAAGTTATTCTACATTGCAAAAGTTGTAGATATCAATAGTACACAATATAGAAAATCAACACCAAATGATATTATCTATGAGAACATGGATAGATATATTAATGGTGAGGGTGGAGAAACCAACAAAGAACGTGCTGCTAAATCCTTTATGGAAACTGCAAACATGGATATGGAAACATTAAAACTTAAATCAATAGTTCGTGATTCCACATTTTTTAAGTATATTATACCAAAGGCTGATGGTTACATTTACCATGCTAAGACAAATAGTTTACTTGGAAGAAATGTATCTGATGTTGTAGAACATTTGAGAAATCCTCTTAATGAAGATATCTTAAAGGATCTTAACTCAGCCGTAGAAAAATATTGGAATTCTTAAAATATATATAAAATGGACAAGCCTAAACAACTTAAACAAAATAGCAAAAATCAGAAAAAGGGCCAGAAAGTAGTAGAGAAAACTATAAATGGTAAAACAACTACCGTAATATTAAAACCTTCTTCAATTCAAGAAGCATTGAAATATGGTGGTGCTAAAAGAAAAACATATGGAAAGGGTGGGCCAACTGAGCCAGAAAAAACTCAACCTAAAAGTGAAATTGGTTCAATGACACGTAAAGAATTCCGTCAACTAAAAAAAGGTGCTAAACGTGAAGCAAAACTAGAGAGAATTAAATCTGGTAAACAAGGAGACAGAGTTGATAATGTAATTAGGGCAGTAGGATCTGGTGCTGAAGCAGTAGCTAATGTTACAAATGCAGTTAATTCTGTAAGAAGTAATGTTAGAAAAACTGGTGGAGTTGCCAAGAAAACTTATAAAACAGGCGGTATGGTAAATTCAAATGCCAAAGTTACTGCATCTAAAGTTACAAAAGGAAGAGTTGGTAGTACAAATAAATCAGTACCAAGACCTAAAAAAAGATAATGGGTAAGCAATTACTTAAAAGAAAAGACGGTAGTTATTCCCAGAGAGGACTCTGGGATAACATCCGTGATGCTAAGGGGTCTGGAAAGAAACCTACTAAGGAAATGCTTAAACAAGAAAAGAAGATTAAAAGAACTTCAAAAAAGAAATCATAATGGCAAAGACTGCTGCATGGACACGTAAGGAAGGTAAAAACCCAAAAGGGGGTCTTAATGCTAAAGGTGTTGCTTCTTATAGAAAAGCTAATCCCGGTAGTAAACTTCAAACAGCTGTAACTACAAAACCTTCTAAGCTCAAACCAGGAAGTAAAGATGCAAAGAGAAGGAAATCTTTTTGTGCTAGAATGTCTGGTGTTAAAGGTCCTATGAAGGATGAAAAAGGAAGACCAACTAGAAAGGCTCTTTCTTTAAGAAAATGGAACTGTTAAAAATTATATATAATCATGGCAAAGAAATTAAAATGTGCAAGTTGTGGTATGGCTGTTAAAAAAATGGCTAAAGGTGGTACAAATGCAAAAATGGGAATCTATGGTATCCCTCAAGAAAATGTAGGTACATCTAGCCAATATATGCCGACTGCTAAAAAAGGTGGTACTGTTAAAAATGCAAAACTTGCTGCAATGGCAAAACCTAAGAATAAAATTACACGTGCTGACATTATCACAGCAGTTAAGAAAAAAGCAGCTAAGAAAAAAGCAGCTAAAAAGAAATAGTCATGGCAAATGATAATAATACATTAGACCAGATTATTAGAACCAACCGTGAGTATAAAAAGGGAGGTGCAACAGATAAAAATTGGATTCAGAAAGCAGTCAATCCTAAACATGAGGGTTACTGTACTCCAATGAGTAAAGCTACTTGTACCCCAAGAAGAAAAGCACTAGCTAGAACATTTAAAAAAATGGCTAAAAACAGATAAGACATGCTTAATAGTACTATTGCCATAAAGATGAAACAACGCATCAATAAACTTGATAGTCAAGACTATGATAATATTGAATGTTGGCAAATTGTAGAGTCATTCAACAAGGCACAAGTTGAATGGTCTAGAAGACAATTGCATGGAATCAATGTGGTTAAGGAAGGAGATGAACAATCTACTAGAAGAAAAGATGACTTACAAGTATTATTAATTACACAACCATTAGTAATTAATTCTGCAGAAATATATTATGGAGCAAATCTACCTGCTGATTATTTACAATGGAAAAGAGTAGATGTATTTGCTAAAAAAGATTGCTGTGATAAAAGAAGAATGACTGTATATCTTGCAGAAGAAGGTAATCTTAATCAACTTCTAAGAGATAAATCTAAACAACCAAACTTTGAATGGGCTGAAACATTTGCTACTCTTATCAATAATGATGTGCACATTTATACAAATGGAGAGTTTGATCTTGATTCAGCACAACTTATATATTATAGACAACCAATTAAAATTCAAATTGATGGTTGTGTAGATCCTTATACAAGTGTAACTTCAGTAGGAAATGTTGAATGTGAATTTAAGGATGATATAATTGAATTAATAATTGATGAAGCTGTGAGTATCTTAGCCGGAGACATTGAGTCTATAAACCAATTCTCTAGAGGTACAGAGACAGCAGAACGTAACAATTAATCATGGAAAATAAAACAAGATTATTAAAAAGAAATCCAGAACCTGCTAAAACAATTAGCAGACCACAAGTTACTGTTACACAACCTAAGAGTGAACCAGCTAAACCTGAACCTACTCCAGATGCTGGGGTTGGTGGTAGTTCACTTGATACTATGGTTGCAGCATGTGCTGTTGAACTTATGAATGCTAGAAATAGTTTTCACAAGTTACATCTTAAAGTTACTGGTGAAGGATCTTATGCTGCACATAAAGCTCTTAATAAATTTTATGATCAGCTTCCGGATTTTGTAGATTCTTTAATGGAAGGATATCAAGGAGTATCTGAAAAGATTCTTGCTTGTAAAGATGTTGCTCCAAGAACTTTGGATACAGTAGCAGATGGAGTTGCATATCTAAGAGATATGTATGCAATGATAACTAAATTACAAGGTATGTTGCCTTACTCAGAAATTGTAAACAATTTAGATTTAGTTAAGGATGCTATTAACTCAGCTAAATACAAATTACTTTTCTTAAAATAATTTTGGAAGTTATAAAAACTTTCACTATATTATAGTATATATTTATTAATTAAAACTTAGAAAAATGGCTTATTTTAATCATGCATTCAATAAGAGTTTCTTAATGAGCTCTTTTACTGAAAAAGCAAAAGGTCAGCTAGGTACTACAGGTAACCAACTTGCAACAGGTGAATTAGCACTTGTTAATGCAAAGACTTGGACTATCTTTGATACTACCTATGCTACTGCTGCTCCTGGTTGTTGTAACATTGTAATTGCTAATGGTTCCCTTTATCAAAATGATAAAATTGGACCTTTTGCTGGTGGTTACCTTGAATCAAACAAATCAAAAGAAATCAACCCTAAATTTGTATCTAGACTTTATACTGTAGAGGCTAATGATGCACAACAAATGGTTGTTAACGTAGGTAACACTCCTTACACAGTTGCTGAAGCAACAGCAAATTGTTGCAAAGAATTTTTATGTGGTGAGACTTACTACCTTCGTTTAGATGTTAAAGGTTCTCCTGCTTTGAGATTCTTAAATCACAATGCATACCTTACTGTAGATGCTTACACAGGATGTTGTCCAGAAGGATCAATTGCTCCAACTGTTGTTGACTCAACTGAAGTAATGATCTCTTGGGCTAATGCTATCATCAATTCTCCATTAATTTCTCCATTCATTCTTCCAGTAGTAGTTGCTGAGGATGGTACTGTGTACTATGCTCCAGGTACTGTTGATGATGCTGGTGATCCATATGCTGATACTTGGGATACTTATGTATCTCCAGGACATACAGATGATGAGTGTGCAGGTTTGATCCTTTATGGTGCTTATGTAGATACTAAATTTGGTGATTGTTCATTCCAAGTTTCTGACTTCTATGAAAAAGAGCCTGTAAGAATCTATGCTTCTGAAGTAGATCTTAATGGTGATCCATGTACATTTGATGGTATCTGTGTAGTTAATGAGTGTCTTGGTCTTCAAGCAAATGGTTTTGGTGAAACAGTTCTTCGTGAAATGATCATGTCAGAATCTTACAGACAATCATTCTTTGCTACTGATATCCGTATCCGTGAGATTACTCAAGGTAGTCAAATCTTGGATGCAGTAAGTAGAACAAAATTCTATGATACACTTTACTTACAACACAATGTTCCACGTTACAACAACCCAACTGGTGTGTTTGACAATGATCAATACTTGCTTTCTGTATTTGCATTAGCAGGTGATGATGGAACTCCTGATGGAACTATCAATGCTCAAATTACTGCATTGTACACATGGTTAAACTCTTGGGTAACTGCTTGTGGTACAGCTTGTAATAATGAAGCTTTTGAAGCTGAGACTGCATGTACTCCAGAAGTACCACCAGTACCAGAAGCTCCACAAGTTTAATCATTCAAATAGTAACTAGAAAGGGGAGAGAGAGCTTAGACTCCTCTTCCCTTTTTTATTAAAAATACTTATGGCTAATCACGTATTAAGTTTAGAAGTTCCTACAGTAATGAATACTTGTATCCTTACAGTTATGGATACTAGTGTTTACACAGATTTAATTCCTGTAGTTTG